AAATGACAGTTCCTTCATTACCTGATCGAGTGATTCGCCTGCCTTGATGTTGTCGCGCACACTTGGCACCAGGTTGCCTAGGGCTTTCATGTTGCCGACAGCGGCCTTGCTCAAAGCATCGGTGACAGTACTTAAATCTGTAGAAGTGGCCGCACTTATGTCGAGTGCCGTGTTCAGTAGGTCTTGGCTGTAGGTCAGGTCGCCTGTGGATTGCACCAGGCTGGCTAGGGCTGGCCTCAAAACGTCGTCAGACACTGCTGCCGACATCATCGTTTTCTCAATGTAAGACTCAGCAACTTTTACGTTGGCCTCACCTGCAATAGTGTTTTTTGTGATTGCTAGGGCTAATAGCTCTTGCGCTTTGGCATCTTCAATTGCGGCTTTGGTTGCGCTACCAATTGCCAGGGCGACACCCGCCAACGCTGCCGCTGCCGGCACAGCTGCCTTCTTGAGTGCAAACTGTGCTTTTTCGCCTGATGTTTCTAGTTGCTTGAACTCTTTGATTGCTTTGTTTAGGCCTTTGCCGTCAAACTCGCTGATGATTGGGATTACTACGGCCATCAGATTGCCTTGCTAACTGTTCGCATCACGTCGTCAATAATTAGCGACACCTGGTATTCAACCTCAGTTTGATTGGCCCGGTATGCCGGCCACAACGCACGACTGGCTTTGCCGTGTCGAGCCTCAAGGCCGCGCACCATGTTGGCACCTGCAGCGGTCTGTGATTTGCTGGCAAGGTCGTAGATGGTGTTAATCGTGCCGCCCCACGCAATAGTAAAAACTGCAAGGTTGGTCATGCGACCGTTGTATTCGCGTGGCTTTTTGCCGCTTACTTTTGCCTTAATGTTTTTGGTTGCAAGGTTTGCTTGCCACGGTAGGGCTTTGTAGCCGCTGCGTGTAGTCCACGATCGGCCCCAGCCGCTAATTGGTGGCGCTTGTGGGGTTGCACGTTTGGCTGCGTCAACTACGGGTTTGCATACAGCCTGAAAATCTCTTGTTAATTGTCGCCTAGCTACTTTGTCAACGTTGTTAAGTTCGCGTAGCGCCTGTTTGAGTCCAGCAATAGTTTCACCCTGTTTGCCAATAGTGGTGTCAACTGTGCTCATCGTTTGCCTGCTCTGCGTCGTTTCTCATCCAAGAGTAGTACCGTCGCCAGGTCTTGTGAGTCAAACTCGATGTTTGCCGGCCAGTAGCCAGTGGCAAGTAGCAGTGACGCTAGTTGTCGTCTGATTGTGCCGGTTCCGTAGGGTTTGCGGGTTCTACCTGCTCAGACTCAATCAGCTGCACAGATTCCAACCATGTTTCGTAGTCGCGGTTGTCGCGTTTTTCTACATGTAGGCGATGCCAACAAAGGTATGACATGTCGTCTATGCCCATGCCTGTTGACAAATCTTGCACACGTTTGCGTGATCGGCGTTCCCATGCAGCAAAATCAGCGAGCGTGATTTCCACGGTGTCAACCTGCGTTTTGCCTGCAAGTGTTAGGTACGTAATCTTAAATGTCAGTTTCATGCTGCCCCCAAAAGTGAGTTGTGATTACGGTGTGACATCCTTGACCAGCGTGCCACCAGTGAAGGTCACTTCAACCTGTTGCAGTTCGCCCAGGGCAGCGTTCACGACATCAAATGACTCGAGGTAGCCGTTCGTGAGTTGAAATTCTGGGTTGGTAGCGCCAATTGTGGCGTCAACAGCTTTTACTGAAACGTAGGTTGCTGCTGCACCCACCAGGGTGTTTAGCAGGGCGTAGGTTTCTGACGATGCATACGACATCAGCATGGTCAGGGTGATGGTGCAATTGGTTAGCCCGCCCACGTAGGTGCGGTTTGTCTGGCCAAAGGCTGTTGACTCAAGCGCGTCTTGCGTGGTCGTGACGACTGCGCTAACGACTTGATCGGTAATGGTTGTGCCGGGCGTGCTGGTGCCGATGCTGACAACTGGGTTGCTTAAGACTGTCGTTGAGGCCATAGGGGGTTAGTCCTTCCGTTTCTTGAGTTTAGTTCTAGCAGGTTTTGGTTCGTCTGTGGTGACAGTTTCTGTTGCGGCTAACTCGATTTGCCCTGAGTTAATGAGGTACTCAATCACGTTGCTGTCGGTAAAGGTCACAATGTCGCCTTTGTTGTGTCCGTTCAGCCGGTGTGTGATGATGCGGTATTTCATGGTGCCACCTTTGTTGACAAGGTTAGTTCGTAAGCAGCAAAATCTTGTGAACCGATTTGTACGACAGTGGGTCGGCCTGACATTAGCCCTAGTTTTGCTGCCCTAATCAGGTCGGCTAGATCGAGCAGCTTGTCCAGTGCTTTGCGGTCGCCTGGGCCTACACCCAAGATTTTGATGGTAAATTGCATCTCGCTGATGACGTTGGTGTGCATCACAAATGAGGGTGCGTCAATGAGTACGCATGGGGGGTTGATGTTGCGTGGGTCGCTGCTAGACACCACTGGCAGCCCTGTGATGGCTGTTAAAAGGCTAAGCAGGTCGTTGTAGCCGTCTTTTAGTTCTGCGGCCATTAGGCCACCTGTGGTCGGTTAATACCTAACAGACGCATGACCTCAACGAATGAGCCGCCAATTGGCCCTGACGTAGCTAGTGGATCGTAGGCCGCATAAGATTCTGACGCGCTGCCACGCATCCGGTAAAGGTAGCCGCAATACATCACGGTGCCTAGTTTGACGTCAAGGCTTGGCACAGTTGACAAACTTGAGTCAAAATAGCCTGCCTCTTGTCGGCGTCGGTACGCAAATTGGTTGCCTGCACCTACGGCCATAGTCAACAAATCAAAATCGGCGCTGGGGTTGGTGACGGTAAATCCAAGCCAGTCCTCGACATCGGCCACAGTCACCCAGGTGCAAGTTGGTGTAAACGTGACGGTGCCAATTGCAGGCGCCCGGTCAAAATCGTCGTCGGTGACAGCGAACGCAACTTGCAACTGAATTGGCACGTTGGTGTCGTACACATAATCGCCCTGGTCATCTACACCTAGAAACAAATATTTTGGTATGGCAGTGACGACAAAAGTTGCGTTCAGCGTTGTAAGCGTGCCAGTAAATCCCGACAACGTAATGGTGTTGCCAACCTCAATGGGGTTGTTTGTGAGCGTGGCAATGACGCCTACGTTGTCGGTAATTTGCGCGTGAGTCGTTGTGTAGGTGGCCATTAGGCCGCCTTTCTACAGCTCAGGTGATCTTGACAAACTTGGTGGCGTCAATCATCAGCGTGGCAAAGTAGCCGCGGAATGAAATCTGACGGCCCAATACTTCAGGCTTGTCAATGGCAATCAGGCCGCGCTGATTTTCGTAGATTTCGTAGCCGGCGTAGGCGCCTGCTGCGGTTCCGACGATGCACGTGTTCTGTGCAAAGTTTTTATCAACTACAAGCGTCAAGCCCAATGGGTTGCCGTTCCAGCTTGTTGCGGTCTGTTGGCCAAGTGCGTTGTATGGTGCGACGCTTGGGAACAATGGTCGGCCTTGGTTGTCGGTAAGTACACCCAACGCTGTCCAACGGTACGGATCAACAAACATGTGCGTGGGCAAGATGTTTGACGTCAGCGAGATGGTGCGCGCTGCGCTGTAGATGCCAGCAATGACTTCCTCAGGGCTTGTCCAGTCCTGTGGCCCGATTGACGCTGACGTATTCGACAGCAACTGGTCGGCTGCATAATTGTCGGTTGCGTCGGCGTATTGTCCGGCAAGGTCTTGCAGGATGATGTCCACGGATGCGGGGTCTGTCCAGTCCACGTCTTGTTCAGACACAAGAACGGTGCCACCAAAAGTCAACCGGGTGACAATGTTGCTTGACACGACCATCGTGGTTGAGCTCAGCGTTGTCAATTCAGTTGACTGTTGTGCAACTGAAGTGTGCGTGGTGATTTCTGGGCGGTTAAAAGTTTTGCCTGATGCCAAAGGCATTGCACGCGCACCAATGTTGCTCACCACTGGTCGCAGGTAATTGATGTTGTTGTACACCGGGCCGACAACTGGTACTGGCAGCAAGCCTGCTGTATCGGTCGTGATGATGTCGCCTGCAGCTGCAGCGATTGGGTTGTGGAATGCTTGATGATCGGCAACCATGCGATTGACGGCTGCAAACTTGTCGCCGCCTTGCACGTATGCAGACACCCATTCAGCCATTGATGGCAGACGCGATGGCGCTTTGCGTGCCTCAGCCCAAATTGGTGTTTTTGGTGCTGCGGCTGGGGTTTCTACTTGCTCGATTGGGTCAGACATGGGTTTCTCGCTTTCGTTAATTTTTACCTTAGCAGCCGCAATGCTGTCAATGGTGGCACCCTCAAATGCTGGTTCGGCCACGATTGACAATTCACGCCAGGCCGCTTTGCTGATGACAAGTACGCCTGCGTCGTTGTATTCGGCGTCAATGGGGTCAACGCCAACCGACACGCTGTCTAGGGCGCCGTCTTTAATTAACTCAATGACGTCATCGCCTTGTTTGGTGGCGCTGATGCGTGCGGCGTAGCGCATTTCTTCTTCGTCATCCATGCGGGCGGTGACGATGCCAATGATTTTGCTGCCGTCGTGTTGCTCAAGTAGGCGTGGGGCTTTGCCGTCAATGGGCAGGCTGCCGGGTAGGAACATGACTTGTTCGCCGCCGCTTACTGTGGCAATGACGTTGTACGGCACTGCTACGCCTTCAATGATGCGTGACGGTGTGTCGCCTTCAGCTGCGGCGATTGCTACTTTGCTGGTCGTTAGGTAGATCATGTTTCCAGCGTAGGTCATGGTGTTGCCTTGTTTTGTGTATTAGTCGGCTATGGGTGTGCCTGGGGTGACTGAGCTGCCAGAACCAGCCGGCGCGGGCAGCGCAACCGGCTGGCCTGACATGTCGTTGTCATACAAGTATGAGTCAACGTCAAGTTCGATGTAGCGACCGCGCGGTGTGATGTGGTTCAGTGACAGCGTTTGTTCTATGCAGTCAATGTATGGTTTGGCGCCGAATAGGTAAAGGTCTTGTCGTGCCTGTTGTGCGTTTTGGTAGGTCATGCCGCTGCCTGCTGGTGCGCCAACTAGGTATGGCGGAATGTTTGCGACACGTGACAACTCAAGTGCCTGGTAGGTGCGTGCGCTTACCAGTTCCATTTTGCTTGGGTCAATGTTTGATTCCTTCCACTCAACGTATTCGTTCAGAGCAGCGACGGATGACGTCAAACGCGCCTCACTCCAGGCCGCTGCGAGATCAGCCAACTCTTGGCCGCTCATGGGTTCTCCACCAGTCTGCTTTAAATAACCGGCTGGCACTTCCATTGTTGCGAATCGTTCTGCTGCTGCGTCTAAACGTGTTGCGGTGTTGATTGCGCGTGATCCGGTGAACAGCAACGCTGGTATTGGCGACAAGAATTGCACAACGTCTTTGGTGTCTAGTTGTATGCCTTGAAAATAGATTTGTGATGACGGCCCCCACCATTGTGGGCCTGCTTGGTCAAATGTGGTGACGTCAGCTGCAGGTATCCAAGTAAATGCGCTGGGGAATCCTGCGGCGTTGCGTTCGGTCACTACCCAAAAGGCCCGCCCGTAAAACATAAGGTCGTCGGCACAAAATGACATGATGAAGTTGCGTGTCACGTTTGGGTCAGGATTCTGAAACCATGCGTCGGGCGGCAGGTTAATGTATTCGTAGTCCTCGCCATCCCATTGACGGCCGTATTGCGTAATTTCTAGGCAGCCAATCATGCCGCAAATCAGGTCGCGTGCTCGACTAATGGTTGGGTTGCGTAGCGCGGTGCTGCGGTCAAATCCTGTTGTGTAGTTGATAAAGTTGCCGACAAGTGGATTGCCTGCGGCACCTGCGGCAGCTTTGAGTGACGCCATTGTTTCTTTGCGCGTAAAAATACCCATGACGCAATACTAGGCAACGCGCTGTTGTCTTGCGGTGCCAACTGTGGCCCGTCTGACTGCGGGTGCCGGTCGGCTACTGATGCCGGCAGCCCACACTAGGCAGCGTGCTAACTCGATCGGCCCAGGCGATTTGGTTGATGACAATGCAATGGCGCCTGTGGTGCGTACCGCTACTGCACGGCCGACGTGTTCAGCGAGCATTGTTTCGCCTGTGTGCCATAGCCGTTTTTCGTTAAGCATTTGACGCACTACTGCTGTCCAACGACAAATTTCTTGGTAGCCAACAATGATGCGTCGGCGTTGTAGGTGGGTTGGGCATGACACGTCAAGGGTGGGTGTGATGGCCAATACGACTGTCGGGTTAAGTGCCATTTGTTGGTCTATGGCCTGCCAACACGCCTGGATGGTGTCAACCTGAAATGCGACAGTGACTGTCATGTTGTCATCGGTGTTTGTGTTGCAACGCACCCCGACGTAGCGGCCGTCATCCATGCTGACCTCGACTGCCAGTACGCCGCCAGGTAGTGGCGGGTTGCTAGTTCGTAGCTCTTGAAACAAGCCTGGCGGCAGCCACGACTGATCGGTTTGTACCCAGACGTTGACCGATGACCGTAAAAACGCTGCCCTGTTAGGTGCATGCGATTCGGCCTCAAGTGTGTCAACGCTGATGGTATGCCCTAGTGCTGGGTTGGCATACGCCCAGGCTGCTGCCGTCATCGGGTCTAGTTCAGGTGGTGGCGACCATTCGGCTAGGTAAATGCCTGTGTCGTCGCCTGTGTCAATGCCACGCAATGCGGCCTCACGCCAACGCAACATCGCAACGCTGGATTCGGTGCCGGCTGTGCTGTAAAACATTGCCAACGGGTTAGCAATAGCGCGTTGCGTAGGTATGAAACCGATGTCCAAAGTGTCTGAATCAAGGCCCCACAACTCGTCACCAATCAGCACGTCAACACCTGACAAGCCGTGCGGTGCTGCCGGCCGTGCCGCCTTTACTAGCCATTTGCTGCCTTTGTAATTGATTTCTGTGCGACCGTAAGACCAGGTTGGGGTAGCCGAAAACTTGCCCTCAAGCAGTGGCGCCAAATCTTGAAACATTGCGACAGCGACGTCAAGCCGATGAGCAAACGTCACGACCTTTACTGGGCGACCAATGATTGACGGGTACTCAGTAAGCAGCCAACCAATGCTGGCAGCAATGCACACAGACTTGCCCTGTTGACGCGCCGTGCTAATTAGCGAAGTGCGATTACACCAACGCCCATCTTTGTCATAAGCAAACTGTTGCGTCAAAACATGACGCTGCCACGGCATCAACTCAACACCTAGATGCTCAGACGCCCACTCGATCACGTCAGGCCCATACGAGCCGACAGCATCCTTAACAATCGTTTCCAATCGCGGCAAGTCATGACTGATTCGTTTCGGCTTTGGCTGTTTCTTGGGCAAGACAGAGTCGTA